CTGGTCCGACATAAATTTGAGATTGACCATAAATGCTAAAGCAAATAGGTCGCTGAACATTGTTCTGCCAATAACGCAATTGAGCATTAAAGTCAGTCCAAGGTAAATACCGTAATGGGATTCTTGAGTTTCCCCAATACAAATTGATGTTCAAAACATCTAGCGTCTGCACACCTGATGGCAGAGAAGCGTAGTTTATGACCTCACAAGGCGCAGCGTATTGCAACGTAGCTGTGCCATCTGTGAATGTTGTTGTTGGTGGGTAGACATAAGTCCCTGATGGATAGGGTGGCGCGGTCGAGCCAAGCACACCACCAGTTACAACTTTGTAAATATAGATGCTAGAGAAAACATAGTCATTGGTAGCCACGGTCAATCCAGCAGACCAGATGACTGGGTTGCTTCCACCCGCTACGGGAGTGCAAGGAGTTTGCGATACTTGAACAGTTCTCAGACACCCTGTGTCGCGCACAACACGCTCACGCGCACTATTGATGTAGCCTATTAGCTGGTCATTAGTGTAGAAGTTAGATTGCGCGTCATGCAACAAATATCTAACTTGCGTGAGATAGCCTTGGAGTGTTTGAGCCATGCGTTATCCATCGTGTTCAGAGTTGACTTTTCCCCCTACCTTCTTAGAAGGCAGAGGTACTCTTTCAACCACCGGGGATAACAAGTGGCTTTTCACAGGCGGTCTGTCAGAGATTTCAAATTTAGACAAGATTTTCAAACCTTCAGGAATGTCATTTCTTGTTTGAATTAGCGACAGCCTCGCCATGTAATTTTCTTTATTTGGGTCACCATGACCAAATATGTGACAAACGGCATCTTCCGGAGCTTCCACCGTTTCCCCCACAGGGAAGGTATACGGTTTGAACTCGTAGCTAAATGTTATGGGTTTTTCCCACTTGTTTGTCACATATAAGGTTTGCATAGCTTTAGAAGTTTACTGTGTCACCATATACGCGAACATCGACTGTGCCAGCAACGGCAGTACCGACTTTCACATACAAGGCTTGCGCGTTGTAGCCTGAAACAATCACATTGCCACCCGTGGTTAGCGCGATGTCTTGGAATGTTCCAGTAGCCGACAAACTGCTTAAAGTAACAGCGTTTGCAACAATATTGCTAGTGTTTCCATCATTGCTCGTGAAGATAGTAATGTTTCCAGTAGCCACGCTTGCGCTTGGGTTCTGAATAGTTACTCTGCGAACAATGACTGCACCAGAAGTTGCTACGCTGTTTCCAGCAGTAAGACCACCCCGAAGGATGGGAAGGGCAACAACAGCGTTACCAGTAGCCGCTAAAGATACTCCTTGAGCCGAGGCAATCGCATAAGTGCCGAAACTGTCTGGGGTATTTTGACCGACTGCATCTGGATTAGCCATAGTATCTCCTTAACTGACGTAAGTGCTACCGACTGCTTGACCACCATTGGTGGCTAACAGAGTAACAGTATCAGCAGTTTGCGTAGACTTAGCATATACGTTCACACCATCAGAGATGATAACGCCACCTACGTTAGCTGCCGAGACAGTTACGTTGGATGCACCGTTATAGGCAATCACAGAAGTGTTTGCTTGTGGGAACATGATATACACACCAGCAGGAATAACAGTACCGTTGCCGGTGCTAGTAGACGTAATGGTTGTGGTTAAGAAATACGCGCCAGCCGTGTTGGTTTGCGCTGCGGCAAGAATGATTTTATTTGTGCTTAATGACATGGTTTATTGCTCCTTATAGTGACAAAGAGTTGTAACCGGACACTACTGACATAGATTTTGGCTTGGTCGAAACCATTTCCGCAATCATCAGTACAGCACCAACATAACCAATTTGCCAGTTCGGGAGTGTGGACTCGAATCCTGTAAACACAAACGAACCTTGCTCATGGACATAGAGCGAGAGATAGTTAGTGTTCAGGAAGTACACAGTACCTTCTGGACAGTATGGGTCTGGATAGATTGGAACACCAGCAACCATCAAAGCGCGGAAAGCGGCTTGAGGACCGTTAGCATCACCATCAAAACCGTGACCGGGTGTGATTACATATTGTTCTTGACCAACAAAGTCTTGAGCAAGTAATGTCCAAGTACCAAATCCGCAAACACCAAAAGAAGGCACTTCAGCGCTGTTTTTCACAGTACCAGAAATGTATTGCAAGATGTTTTGACGAGTTGGGTTGACGTTACCGGCTGTGTAAGCCTTTGACTGCCACCAAGTGTATGCAGAACGGCTAATGTTGCCATAAGTGCCAGAGGCAGAAACGGCAGCAGGGAGTCCTGTGAATTGTTGCGTGTTAGTGCTGTTGGTGTACAAGGCTGTAGCCATTGCATCCATCATCACGTTTGTCGCATCGTTCATACGGGCTTCAATCAATGGAATGATTGCAGCGTCTTGCTGAACAGCGCCTTCCATACCGAGGAACGGCACGGGGGCAATCATCAGCTTCAGGTCAAATTCAGCGTTGTAAGCACCTTGCTGGACTGAAGGCTGGTTGAATGAACCAGAGTAGTCAGACCATTGAGCGTTAACAAACTGAGCGCCCTGAACGGGAACGGTTACAGATGAAACACCACCAGAAGCAGTTTGACTGTTTGCAATCAAAGCCGCCATCAAGGGCGTAGAGTTATAAAGTTGTACGACCAGCTTTGGGATAAACGCACGCCGTGTAACGTAAGTTAACTCGGTGTACTGTGTACTACCCGTTGCTGGAACGATACCGCCACCTATAGGCATAGTTATCTCCTAGAAAAAAAATCCCCTGCTTACAAACCAATGGGTCTTGGATTTCTCCGCAACTCATTGAGCGCTTTCGAGGCTTCATCCCGTGCTGCCATTACTGGGTTCTTGTAGTATTTACCTAAGTCAAACTTAGCAACTGCACTTGGGTTGTAGCCAGTCGGTGTGGGTACAGCAGACTGTTTCATCCAGTCCCAGTATTCCGCAGCCGATTCGTGATTGGTAATGCCCTTATCAAGCATTATTTTTTCAACTTGTTCAATTTCGCTTTCGTCTTGAATCAAACCTTTTTTAATCAAACTCATTCTGCGTTTGTTAAGGTCGGCAACAGCGTCATCTTCACGCCTCTGTGATTTCATCTGCTCAAGTTCTTGATAGACTTTCGAGACAGCAGAAGATGTGTGGTCTTCAATATCCAACTCAGGAATTACTAAACCGGGCTTGACTTTACGGGTCAAGCGCAGAATTTCTTTCCGAGTCTCTGGATTGTCAGACAACTCACGCATTAGCAACGCCATTTGGTCGCGCTGCTCAAAACTCATGTCTTCTAAACTCATAGTTATCCCCTAACGAAATTAAATTACTTTTTTACCGTCACCGGGCTTTTGAACTTGCATCTTGTTCTTAGAGCCGATAGCGTTTGCACCGTCCAAGCCACCCAGTTGTGAGAAGCGAGGAGTGTTAACTACAACACCATTTTGTTGGTTGTTGTCTGTAGGTCTGCGTGGGCTGTTAGCACCACGGGGTTTGAACAAATCCATGATTTTTCCTTACATTGGAGTTGGTTGAGGGGAAGCACCGCCTCCACTAGCACCCGGCATTGACATGGGGCTAGGGGCTGCGCCCGGCATTGGCGGTAGGTTTGGAACAGCCGGGGCTTGAGACATTGCACGACCTTCTGGTGTAGCACCACCAGCTTGAGGCAAGTTTTGTAGCATCTGAATAATCTCAGACTGCTGTAATTCACCAGTTTGTTGTTTCTTCGGTCCTAAGAGTCCCGTGAGAGCGCGTATAGCAGCTAGGGCTTTTTGACCTTCGATAGATTCGCTACCGAGGCTTGGCAAGGCTTGTTCAATCAAATCCATTGCCATGCTGATGTTGACCATTGCGCCTTCTTTGTTTCCCATCTTGGGTTCAGGCGTAGACATTGGGGAGGACATCGGTGGTGTTGACGCATCCGACATTGATGCTTCTAGAGTTGTTGGAGGGGTAGTTGTCCCTGCTCCACCTTGCTGTGAGCGAATCAAGTCCATCATCTTTGCATCGGTTGCCATAAACATCCTCTATCTGTTCAACAGTCGCGATTAAATCAGACTATTGTAATTTGTCAAGTGGGG